GAACATTTGGTATAGATGAAGGGGCTTCACCGCCCATAGCTACCTCTCCACTCGCGGCCACCGCCGTAGGAATTAGTAACTCAACATCTGTCAACCATGCTATTACAGTAATACCAACATCAACTATATTTCCATTGGCAGTATCTAAGAGAATTCCAGCTGAGTCCAGATGGAGGTCGCCTAGTGTAGTTGGAAGATCTGTAACTTCCAAGAAAGGAACGTCATTAAAGAAAGGGATTTCCATCTCGAAAATCCCATTCTTATTTGGTGCTAAGGGACAAGCGCCAGTTCCAGGAAGCTGCTGTATAATCATAGAATCTATGAAATTACTTCCAGCGGGATTTCCAATCCAAAAACTCTTACTATTAAATACTGGAAGGTAACCAACATGAATACGGCCCATGTGGAATGGTGAACCATTCAACATGACTTTCACATTCATTTTGGCCCTAATCAGAGAATAATTAGTGATTTTAGAAAGAACAGCAGTATTGGCAAAGTATAAAGCCCAAATATCTAAGACTTGGCTATATGCAGCGCCGTGGGTCCAATTCTCTGAAAGAAGAAGAACAGGTCTGGAGAGAAACTCAGCTAATTGCGAGTTTTGGTGACCAGCTAAGCCATCCGTAAAGTCCGCCCCTATCCCGGGCGACGACTGTTCGGTTTGTTCAGCTGAGTCAACCATAGTCATAGTGACTTGAGTGTTCTCAGAGGTAGAGTTGCCAATGGTAGAAGATGCTATAGTAGGAGTGACATCCCATGGGCGTTGTTCTTCTTCTTCAGAAGAGAAGGTATTGTTGCAGGTGAGACCTGCAGTACGGTGAATTTGTGTATTAGTAAACATTGTGTGGTGGGGTTTTAAAAGTATTTGCCAAATAAGGTTAAGCTCCCTGGTCGATGGGGGCTCACTTTGTTTAATCAGGTCGATCTGATTCCTTTCTTCGGTCAGGATCCGGTGTACAGATAGAGGTACACACTCTGAATTTGCGATGATAGGTAGTACTGCACTGAAATCGGGAGGGGTTGGGGTTTCCAAAGGATCCCATCCTTCCAATAATTCGCTAGAAAAATCAATTTCAGAGTAGCTAGGAATATCTAAAATACCATCAAAAACTTTAGATATAACAGTAAGGGTTTGATCATAATCTCGTGTCACCCACTCTGGAGGAGTGGCTTCGACTAGTGACCAACATTTATCTAGCATAGTGGTAAAAGTGGTAAATTCTGATTTTGGTAATCGTAGAGCTTCTCTTTCTGCGTCAATCAACTTGGTAATAGTAAGGGTCTTATCATCTAAGGCTCCCTTCTTATTCCATGCTAACATACACGCAGTAGACGTGAGTTCTTTAGGATCTAGTATGAACTTATCTCTTTTAAAGAAACGCCTCTTTAAGAAAGTTACTGTATCAATGGGAATGAATTGCATTACATCAGATTTGTCAGCAGACGTTACAGTGATATTATATGAGGAGAAAACACGCTTGATATCTTCTGGAGTAAAAGGAAATGATTCATCAAAACTGGCTAAGACGTCATCTCCATAAGAGTGCCATACAACGTTCTTATTAAAGTCATAGTCGTATCCACAGAGATCAAATACCACGACTCGACCTCGTAGACTGTTGACTAAACAATTTAAGAATACTGTAAGAGGATGACCTGAATGATTAATGCCCGTACTAAGATATAGATCTCCTTTCACTATATAAGGAAGGTGACCTAGATCATTAAATATAGCATATATAACCAAACAGTTAACGACGCTGTAATTTCCGAAAGCAGAAACTAAAGCAACGCACATCTCTCCTGATGTTAGAATTTCATCAAGATTAATGTCTTTATCATACTTCTTATAATCTATATCTCCACACTTAAGGTGCTTCTTGATATTATTATAAATAGTTTCCCACTCTTTGGAAAAAGTATTGACTCCTACAGCAGATTCAGCTAGCTCAGGGTGTTCCATCATAAAAATAATTAAAAATAAGAGATACATTCTAATGACAATTGAAACGTGCCAATTACTAGCAGTGAAAAATCGAGCAGGCTTGCCTTTCTTACGAATTTCTATCTTAATACAACCGGTTCCAACGGGTCGAATAGGGATGCCTTGTTCATAATTAGATATAATCTGCCGAACAATAGCTTCGTCTCGTGCATTTAAAGAATACTTCTTCGTAGTAGGATCAAAAATAAGGCGCTGTTTCTTAGGACAGTTAGTGGGAAAACCAGTAGAAGTTGATATTTTCATACCTTTAATACCGGGTTTTCCATTGATTGCTTCATCAATGGTCAAAGGTTGCATGATTGACTCTCTTGTTAATAAAGGATTATTTCGGAATCGATCTAGATAGTTGCTTGCTGCCTTCCTGAGTTTATCACGAGGAATACTGCTATGCGCCGACCCCATGTCACGTAGACCTACTTTGAAAGGGCCTGGAGGACCATCTTTAGATCCTTTGACTCTAGGTGGACTATAATTATCAACAGCTGGGTAGACTTCCTTTACAGTATCAAATAAAAGATCATTTTTATACACATCTTTAGGATTGGGCGAGGCATTAGGAGTTTTGTATGTACCAATAGCTCTAATATTAATCTTTTCGTGAGGCTCAAGGTATGTATAAGTAGATCTGACGGTATCCAAAGCCCTCAAAGGGGGAAATCCATGATTTCGCCAAGTATACATAGGACTAGGGTCTGATAAATTAGGAGTCTCAGGAAGTACCAAGGGATTGGAAGTTCGGGATAACATTTCATTCAAAATTTCACCAGTGACAGTTGTGAAGAAACTAAAATCTTTATGTACTGCATCACTTGGAGGGGTAGCAATTAAAATTCCAGTGATAACACAAGCGGACACACTTATAAGAGGGCTTCCACATTGTCCACGTTCACCTCTAATGGGGATATACGAG